ACACAATCTGACATGCCTGTCGGTGCGGTAAATACGAAATGACCTGACACCAATGCTGCGCTCATCAGCAGACGCCACCCAACCATTGATTGAGTGCTCAGTCATCTGAACCGACACCATACTGGCGGGTAATCGGTGTCCACGCCAACGTAATAATCGCTAAAGCGGCTGACGCGAACGGGCGAACATCAGCAGAAATAACAGCAATCTTGCTTGATGCCCACGTCAACACTGCACCACCAAGCAGAATCAAAGCATGACGAACCTGAGGCGACAACCGATCCAACATAATTAGCCCCTAACCTTTATGGTCTTTGATGTGTTCGATGAGTCGCTGGTCAACTTTCGTCAACCACGAATCAACGTTATCGAGTTTCGTTTCAACTCTAGCAATAGCCACCGCCACATCAGGCAACGATTTACCACCATTAGCGTCAGGCTGAATCGGATGTGTCTGCTCAGCAATATAACGTTTCAACGGGGCAACAATGAACCAACGACCCAATGTTGTCACAATCGTCAAAGCACCAACACTAATACCAATCCATGACGCAATAGTTTGAGCGGTCATTATGCTGCGCCAACCCATTCCACACCAAGCCAGCTGCGTAGTGTTGCTGATCCTGTGGCAGCAGCCCAGTCAGGATTCACAAACAATTCGACATACTGACCAGCACTCAAAGAGATATACCATGTTGGTAGGTCGTAGTGTCCGGCGATACTTGCGGTCTTATTTGGTGTCGAGTACGTGTAGGCGGTCTGTGCAGCACCATTGATGTAAAGCCTAAACACAATATTTTGTGTGGCGTTAGTTCCACCAGCAGCCATATAGATAGCACCAGAAATACGGTATTTGCCACTGGCTACAGCGGTATAACGACTCAGGTTCGTGGCGGTCGAGTGACCACTAGCGACATCGAAATCCTCTTTCGGGAATGTCAATGCCGTGTAAGTGCTCGCTGTTAGACCTGTTTGATTAGCGTCAGAATAAATCAGGGCAAGATCTTTACCTGTGGTCTGATCAGCAGCAGCAAGAAAATTGATGGCATTAGTTGTTGTCGTCATCCATGCCGAAGTAATCAAATTACCTGCAGGGATTGCTGTTGCAGCTGTCCAAGTTGCCATGCGTCATCCTCACGTCCACGCGGTTCCATCAACTGACGATAGATAGAAAGTAAATCGGCGCGTTGACGGGCTGATATCAATTTCGATACCCTCAATGATGCAGTCTACATCCAAGACCCGATTACCTGGCAGACGTCGATAAACACGAACCTTCTGCTGCAACTCCAGCGCGGCAACAACCGCAAAATCAGCATTACTGAACCCGAAAGTTTGCACACTTATCGATGCCACAGACTTCTTCGGTTCTGACCAGTTTGTTGCCAACCATGTTGCCAATGTCAACGCATCAGCACTGGAAAGCAGGCAAGTCTCAGCCTCATAACGACGCTCACCATATTGCGCTACTGAACTATTCAACTTGGCTGTTGTTGACACGCGAGAACCACTAGTAACAATCGCCGAATTGTAAAGAAAGTTTTGTGCCTGATTAGATTGAATCTCATCGTATGCGTAACCGGCAGCAACACTTGGCGTATCAGTGAATGTTGCTCGACGAGTGGACGCTATTAGTTGCATATATGAGCGGTCATAAATATTGACGATTCCTGAACGGCTTGAATATATGCGACCAGCTTCACCAGCAACCACAGACTTGACGGCATCCAAAGCAGTATCACCAAGCGGTGAACCCTGATCAACAATATTAGCGAAACCTTGAATATCTGTAATCTGTTCAATAGTGTTATTGCCACCATTGCCATTCTTGATATCGCTGACACGAACCTTCTGCAAAATAGCGCGAATGCGATCTTCACCTGTATTGCCTGCCGGTAAAATCTTTTCAGTATCACCCAATGTTGAACGACCCAATAATGCGATACGGTCAACGAACGTATAGGTGGCTGTCGAGACACGATCATCGGTTGGTTCAACCTGTTCAAGCACACCCGTAAATAACGGAATATTGGTAGTGCCGTTCGTTGAGAAACACACCTGCCCATACATACCTGGCTGAAGCCACGATAAATATGTCGCTGTTGCCGGTATAGCTGTACCGCTCGATGGTGTCGTCAAACGCTGATAACGGCCACCAGTATTTTTATCGTAATTATCTGGGTCACTAGAACCCGTCTGATTCATAACAGTAATAGTGCATTCGCCGACATCATCCCACTGATCAGGGCGTGTACGGCCACGACGAATACTGATAGCCGTCAACTCATCATTAGGGAACAAGTTCAGAATGCGTTGACTCGGTGCAACCCTCACACCGCGATTACTAGTGCCATTGGTTGTACCTGACACAACTTCCGAATAGCCGACATGCGCGAAACCTGAACCATCACTCGTTGTGTATGCGGTGCCAGTTGTCGCATCCTCAGCACCAAACAAAACACCAAACTTACCGGCAGCAACCTTCGGTGGCGAATAAGCCAAAGTCAAAGTACCCATCAGGAACCAATCACCGACTCAGTACCAATACACGTCGTCGTTACTTGATAAACCGATGTGCCAACCAGCGCTGTACCAGAAACCACATACTCGCCGTCATAGCGTTGATACACACCCGTTGACTTGAAATAAAACGAGTCACCAACTTGCAGGCTCGGGTTCGTATCCATCTCAAAATAAACCGCTGAACCAATATTCGCATAAAACGTTACGTCAGCAATCTGGCCACTACCACCAGCATCAGGGTCAGGCAAAACAGCCATATCAAACCCCGAACGCTGGGTTAGCACCCTGACGTCGAGCAAACTGCAGCAACTCGTCACGAATCGTCCGAGCAATATCACGCTCCTGAACAACCGACCCATTCACCGTCACCGACAACGACAAACCACCACCAGAACCAGCAACCGTAAACGACTGGTCACCCATCGTTTTAGCCTTCGCAGATGTCGCAGTCTTCGGCTTCACCTTATTCGTTTTAGTTGCTGTTGCTGAACCTACAGCCTTCGCTGCCTTATTGGCATTCATTGCGCCACGATTCAACGCCGCAGCAGCATCCTGATAATTTGTGGCTTGAGTTGCTAACCCGCTACTTAGTTGCGAATCAGTCGACGCCAATGACACTTTCATCAGTTGTGAAGCAGCATCACCGGCAGCATTAGCGGCAGTATTCAATGCTTTACCAAGACCGGGAACCCAACCTAACGCGAATGACAACACTTTCAAAAAGCCAGCAATGATTCCGGTAACCGCAGTCAACGCAACCTGAATCGCAAATAATGCAGGCTTCAACACAACACCAAGAATCTTTGCAACCAATGTGATCACTGGCACAAGACCAAGGAACAACGGCAACAACGGTGTCAAAACCTTCAAAATATCAACAGTAATCGGCACCAGTGACGCAAACAAATCAGCAAACAACGGCAAATAAGGAATCAACGCATCAACAATCTGCTTGATAATGACACCAAGACCTCTACCCAATACAGCCAACACTGGTGACAATGCGCTAATTGCCGGCTGCAACGCCGAAAACACTGGCATCAAAGCCTCAAGCAACGGCAAACCAATACTTTCCAACAAGTTATTCATCATTGTTTGTAGGCGAGTCATTGGGTCAGCAACCGCTGCAGCAACACCCTTAGTCTGTGAAGCAACATTTTGCAGCAGTAGTGCTCGAGCCTGTTCCGCTTGACCTGCCTTAGCCAAAGCCTTCACACGGTCAGCGAGTTGTTTATCCAACGGCAAACCAGCACGATACAAGGCAGCAACACCTTTAGCGGGATCACTCAAAGCCTTACCAAGAATCTTCGCTGCAGCTGCCGGGTCTTTACCTAAACGGGCACCAAGGTCAGTAGCAACTTGCGTCAAATTGGCGAGCGTTGCCTGAGCATCTTTACCCGCCGGCACAAGACCCTGAATCCCGAGCAACACATTCGATGCGGCTTGAACTTGCTCATCATCAATACCAGTGAGGTTTGATATTTGCATTGCCAGGTCACCGATTTGTTGACTGGTGACTGATGCCGCTAAACCAGTGTTCTTCAAAATCTGTTCGGTCATTGCCGTTGTTTTGAATGCCTCAGTTGCCTCATTGATTGCCTTCGTACCAACACTAACAACAGCAGCAACGCTAGCCAATCCTGCTAATGATTTACCGAAACCAGCCAAACCTTTATTAGTTTGTGTGCTGGTTTTAGAAACTTCACGCAACTTACGATTAGTGGTATCAAGTGCCTTCAAATCTGCGCTCGATGTGACGGAAAGATAAACCGGCCCTTTACGCATCAGCGGTCACCTTCCTTCACAGAATCAAAAGCCTTCTGAAGTTTACCGTTAGCAACCGCCAAAGCATCAAGAATCTCTGTGCGTACCTGTTCTTTGCGACGCTCACCAGCAGCCCAAATGATACGACCACCCTGCATACGCCCAAGATGATTGATGAACGGAACCGAATTGACCCACGGATAATTACGCGACTGGTGAGACTTCTTAGCAAACTCGTAAATGACACCTTCGCCAGACGCATTCACAACAATGCCACGATTAGTGATGATTGAGCCTTTGCTTACACGCTTGCGACCCATGTATGACTTGATTAGCCGTTTCACATTATTCGCGTCGAATGGTGGCCAGCCTTTACCACCGCGAGTCAATGTGCGGTTCTTCCATGAGCCTTCACCGGTAGGCATGCCACGTTGAGTACGCCAACCAGTCGGCACCGGCAAACTCGTGACACTACGCCTAGCATCATCACGAATCAACCGTGTAGCAGACGACACCGCCTGAAATAATTGCTTACGTGCCTCAGGGTCATATTGCTTCAACGCCTTCAACGTTTCCTCAAGACCAGTGAGACTGACACGTAACTCGGCTTGTTCAGCGGCCACGGTTCTGTCTCCTGTTCGCGTCAGCCTGTTGGGTGTTACGCCAATGCAGGTAACGTTCCATCGTCACCAGTTGACGTGCTGATTGTGCAGCGACCACCCGAGGGTCAAGACCGAACTCATACGCAAGATGCGTAATCAGCCAGTGGGCGCTGGACTCTCCAAAGGGGGAACATCATTGTCCCCGTCCTTCGATTCGATGCCGTCAACTGTGTCAACCCACGTATCGAAATCATCAGTGGTTTGATTGTTGCGTTGTACCGCATGCCACGCCAGCCACAACAAATAGGTCAAACGCCCTTGTTCAAGAACACTGATCGGCTTATCGAACTTAGATTCGAAAGCAATATAGTCAGCGGTCTTGCACACAACATCGACAGTGGTTCCGTCCTTGTGTTGGACGATGAGGTCAATGTTCAGCATCAGGCAGTGGCACGCACGACAGGCGACACGGTGCCGTTAGCAGCCAGCGGCCACGTCACGGATACGGTTGCCAAGTCACCAACACTGGACGCCACCGGGCTGTATTGCAGCGGGCGAACGGTGCAGGTGTACGACGGGTTGTTCGTACCAACAATGGCGCTAGTTGGCGTGATAACAACAGTCGACAGGGTCGTTGCCGTGGTCAACGTCCACAGACGCGCATCAAGTGACGCCGTACCGCCAGCAAAGTCCTGATGAAAATCAATCTTGACATCACCAGTGATAAGACCCTGCGCCGACACCTTGCCCGGGTTGCTGAACGCGGTGACATCAATCTCGTCATAGCCGAAGTTCAGCTCCACTGACGCGATAGAAGTGGTCAGGTCAGTACCATTGATCGTGATTTTGTAGTCGGTAGCGGCGAACTTTGCCACGATTACCCTTCTTTCATTCTAGGCGTAAACCTGAACAGTGAACTCCGCTGACAGGTATTCAACATCACCGATACTGATCGAACCGTAATTCGTCATTTCGGTAACTCTCGCGTTTTGGCATGCGCCACCAAGAGTCGGGTCAGAGTGTATAGCAGCCTTCACACTAAACGCGCCGACAGGATTACAGAACGCATCTAAAGTTGCTTGCGCTGTACGGTCACTAACTCGACCAACAATGACCATGACCGTGAACGAGTAAGAATCCATGCCACGAGCAAACGACAAATCATAGGAAATGTTCGGTGCCATGACGACAGCAATCGGCGGCTTCGGGTCTTCAGGAATGTAGGCGGCAGTGCGTAAACCTTTGATACTGCCGAGCGTTGACGCCAGCCCTGTACGAATACCGGTAACGGTTGCTGTGGTTGGCATCAGACAAGGTTCCGGCTCAACACATACGGTTCAATCAAAGACGCAACATCAGGATCGACACGGCTGACCCGCATCGCCCCAAGGTCACCGAAACCAGCGACACCCAGCGGTGAGTCGTAGCGTTTGAACTGGCGGCCAGCAAGAATGATGCACGCCTGTTTGATGGCTGTCGGTACCGATAACCAACCGAAACGGGCAGTGACCTGCACACCAGCCAAATCAGAGCCATACGGGAAGCCTTTATTGCCGGTTGACCGAATCCTTGTGTACGGCCACGAAATGCCCTCAGAACGCCCATTCAGAGGCTCCAACTGGTAGTCAGCGGTACCCCACGTCGTCAAATAGTTACCGTCAAGGTTGTCCGATGTGGCAAGCGCAAACCCGCTGGTTGAGGCAACATCATCAATCCACACAAAATCACTATTACCAGTAGCGAACACACGAGTCGACAACGCTGTCCCAGCAACATAAAAATTGCGGTGCGTGTGACCGTCAATCGCCCGCGACGCCGACTCAATAGCAATCTCCAACAACGCATCATCAACCGTGTCAGTGATACGGGCAGCAGCCTTCACCTCAGCCAAAGACGCATAACCGTTAGCGATAGCCATTATTACAACTCCAAATCTTGACATAGCCGTCAACCACTAACGGCCAGCCTTTCAACTCAGCGAACTGTTCCACAAGTCTACCCTTACCACGCCCAAAATCGTCATTATCATCAACAGCAACAAAAGCCCGCCGAGACAACATCGACAACCCATACTGGCATTCAGTCAACGCATGTTTCGCCGCCAACTCGTCATGCGCGAAATCAACATCCAACGAATCAAGATACAACAAATCAATGTTTTTGACACGAGTAGCAAGAAGCCGAATCGTATCTAAAGAATCACCCTCAACGAACTGAACCTGCCGACCACAATGCTTCTCAATATTCACACCACACGCAGCATCAATATCAAGGCTATAAACCATGCCCGCAGCTGCAGTCAACTCATCAAACAGCATTGTTGCATTACCGTCACCATCAACATTACCGGGTGAACGCAACGACCCTGTTTCCACAATCACAGGTGCTTTCGGCAAATTATTGAATAGGAACTCGAACGCTGGCTCACGCCTATTCAAACGGCCACGGTTTGTTTCAAACCAACCGGTCATAGTTTCTCCAACAATGGCAACCAATTATTTGTGAAAACATTGTCGGCAGAATACTCGCTTGCCCACGTAACAGCCTTATCCGAATGGCCGCCACCACGAGAATACGCCTGCTCAAGAGCATCAACAATGCTAGAAACCAGAGGCGTGGCAAACCATGAATCCTGCATTGGATCCCACCACGGCTGAGTTTCAACAACCCAACCATCGCCACACAACTCCGGCTGAGCCGTCCAGCCACTGACAATGACGGGCGTGCCACAAGCCTGCGCCTCTATGACGGGGATGCCGAAACCTTCACCCATCGACACTGACAACAACACATCAGACATCGAATAAAGCCCAGCAAGAATATGGTTCGGAATCTGATTGCGGTACGCGAACTGGTCAACAAACTTCACCTGATGCTCGGGAATACCAACAGCATTCACCAGTTTCACTAAATCAATACCGCCCATAGCGCCAAACTGTTCCGTATGCAAATAAAGCAAAGCATCATCATGTTTCTTAGCAAACAGACTAAACGCCAATAGATTCTCACCAAACGACTTGCGGTTAGGAACAATGCCCTTATTCGCCGCATTCATCATGACAATAAAACGATCATCACCAATGTTCATCAACTCACGTGGCGACTTCGCAGACCCATCAGAACCAACAATTGATGTGGTGGGCGCAAACACAGACTCAAACGCGTGCGGCACATAATCACACTCAATACCAGCACCCTCAAACATTGCCCGACCGAACTTGCTCATAGCAATAGCACGCACATTGTCATACGTAAACCATTTAGCAACATTCGGCGGGATAGGCGCATGATCAATAGGTGTCCACGACCACACCGGCATATCACGGACACTGTTCTCATTGAACGTCCACACATCACACAACGTGATAACCAGTGGATTCTTGCCCGTTACTTGGGAATAGTGTTGCGCGTTCGCTGTGATTGAGTCGTTGCGCCACTGACCGAAACCCGAGCCGTAGATGGGGACTCGCTGACCGTTGAGGTTGAACTCAGTGTTTCCGGCTTCAAATCCGTAGTTGACGTGACAGGCAATATCGAATCCTTGTTTTTTGATACGGGAGACGACTTGCGCGGTTTGCGTTCCGTAGCCGGTGCCTGCCCACGGCGCGTTGGCGAACCAGAGGATGCACGGCTTGTTTCCTCTATCAGCCACCCCCAGCGTGTCAGCACTTCCGCTGTTGCTTCGTCCATCGGTACCGGTACGCCGCTTGAATGAACGCGCATTACCCATTCCTTCATCCTCTCAACAAAAAAGCCCTCAGGGGCATCAACCATTATTGGTCGATGCCCCTGAGGGTACTCAACGAGGCTGACTAAATCAGGACTTGCTGAGCAGGTGCTTCACATGACTGACCTGTGGTAGGTCGGCGTCTACTCTGAGCTGGCAACGGAACGTCGCAAGACCCTGGTTGAAGGCGTACTCGTCGCTGCGGTCAATCTGAATCCCGCCAACTAGACGCACGTAGTACGACGGCAGGTGACCGAAAATGACCGACTTCGAGGCGGCAGCAACATCAGCCATCGCAGGGTTCTCGTAGACCGGGAAACCGAGCAGACGGTCAGGCGTTGCAGCATCCAGCGTCGGCACGAACAAGTATTCGCCCGAGGTTGACGCCTTCAGCTTACGAACCGCACCGAGGGTCTTTCCATTCATCATCCAGCCCGTCGATGGGAGCAAACGTACAGCTCCATCAGTCGAGTAGGCGAGGTCGATGAGGTCATCGCCAGAGATGGTTGCAGTCGCAGCCGTGGTGCCACCAACGCTAGAAGCGGTGACAATACCGTTCGGCTGAACAGTGCCAGTGCCGGTGGTCAGTGCAGTGTTCACCGCGTAACCAATGGCGTTACCCGCTTCCTGCGCAATGAACGCAGAAATGTCAACACCAGCGTCAGTCAACAACTCCTGCGACACCTGCGTGATGAAACTGTACTTGTGGGAGCGGAGCGTGACGAATGCGCTGAAAGCCGGGTCAGAGGTACCAATCGCAGCCGTAGCGGTGCTGATGGTGGCCGTTGACCACGTGGACAGACGCGGCACCTGCAGGTTCTCACCCGAGGCAGTGTTCAGGATTGTCGAGGTGACCAGCATCGGGCCAACAAGACGCGCCTGGTCAATGATCTGGTTGTAGAAACCAGTCGGAACCGGGGCACCAGTAGAGGCACCACTGATTGCACGACGCTCAAACGTGTAGGAGCGAATCTCGCCACGCGCAAGAGCGTTCAAGAAATCAGCATCGGTCTTCTCAGCGGTACGCGACTCGACCACCGGTGCACCCATCGACGCAACAGCAGCGTTCACACGCTCCTCGCGCTCGTAGGCAGCCTTGATGTCCTCAATCACCTTAGCGCGGCGGTCGAGGTCTTCATTGATGCGAGCGAACGACTGCTCTTCCTCAGCGGTGAGGTCGCGCTTCTCAGCGGCAGCCGTGTCCAGAATGTTCTTAGCCTCGTGCCAAGCCTTCTGGCGCTCGTCAATCATCGTCTTGACAACGTCAGACATGATGTAACTCGCTTTCATTAGTTGATGTGAAAACGGTGCGCGGCTCCGCAGACACCAACCCAAACCCCGAATAGAGTCCGGGAAACTAGACCGACTTCAAAGCCAAATCAAGTTGTTTAGCAAGAATATCTAACTTAGACCCAGAAACGCTAATCGTTGGTTCCTCATCGGTCTTCGCTGGACGCAAACGTTCAACCGCCTCAGTGATCAACGACGCATGCTCATCGCCTAATTCTTGCCCGTTTTCTAGCAAAGTTAGTGCCTGTGCTAATGCGTCAGCATCAAGGTTGGTGCGCTTCGCTAACTGCTCAATAGTGCGAACCTGAGCCGATGTAGCCTCATACGCAGGGAAACCAGTCACAACTGACACCTCATGCAACCTGACCTCGTTCAGTCGACGGTTCTGCCCGTCAATCCAAGCGTCACCACCACTAGGCACAGTGAAGCCAAAACTCATACTGGTGACGTCACCACGCTGCATCAGCACAGACAAATCACGGGCATACGTTGTCGGCGGCAAATCCGCTTCAACAAACAAACCCTTATCGTCCTCACGCAACCGCAACGTGCCCGCACGCTTAGACGCCAACACCTGATCCGCATTATGGTTCACAAACATTTTCACTTCATTACGTGAACGCAACGACTTACCGAAAGCCCCGCGAGCAATCGTCTCAATGAATGGCAATGGCTCAGACGGCGAATCAAACACTGCCGCATACCCAGAAAACTGCATATAGTCCGAACCATTATCAACAGCACGGATACTGAAATCCTCTGCAGTGATACTGCGGGTTTCAACCTGTTTCGTCATTTCGCTCTCCTTGGGTGCGTCACAGGCAGCAAATCGTTATCTGCTGTCCATGAAGGGTCAGCATCGGTTCTGCCTTCCCAAATTGCTAGGAATCGCTGCACCCTCTCGTGAGCATCCGTACCAACAGCCTCGGCACGACGGATAACAATATCTAAAGCACGCGCATCCACACGCACGCCAGTTGCCTGTTGCGCGAACGCAATAACTTTGTCAGCCTGACCATTGATAGTTGGGTCAACGCCCCACAGGTAGGCGGCAACAGCACCAGCACCTGGGAAATCATCCCTCGACGGGTCACTGTTTTGAGGCACACCTTCCCAGTCGCCACGGTGACGCGCAATCCATGCAGCAACCCGAACCCACTTATCGTCACTGACTTGACCGCGTGCCATAGCGCGAGCCTCACGCACAGTCGCCGGTTGCAAACCGTCACCGGCTTTACCGTCAGCCCAATATTTCAAACCAACTTCAGCTGCACGACGCATATATGTTGGCGCATCAGTGGCACGAGTTGCCCGATATGCCGCAGCGTCCTTCACGTCAACACCAATCTCCTGCAACGCAATAATGGTGTCAGGGTCATTCTCAAACCATTCATCAATGATGTCGCCAGCATCAAGCAGTAACTGTGCTTTATACAGTTTGAACTCGCGTGACGCATTCGGCCCTGGCGGGAAATCCGACAAGTGAATGTCCTCATCGAGCACGTTCAAACCATTATCGGAAAGCCACTGCTTTGTTTCATCGAAACGGTCAAGTTGACGACCAGACACAATAACAATCGCGTAACCCTCAGCCTGCTTCTCAAGCAACTCATTCAACACGCCAACAATCGGCTCATCGTTAGAAGCAACCAGCGTATCGTCAAGATCACTGACAACAATGTTACGCATACTGGGTCTGCCTAATCACCGAAACCACCGCTGTTTGACCTTGAGCACAAATCGCCCACAACTGTTCAGATGGATTCAACGTCAACTGAATAATTTGCTTCGCATCAATACGGAAACCCGTCACCGATGTCACCGAAGAATTACCGTTCATGAATATCGGTGCACCCTGATCCGTGTTGTGAATCGTCAGCCTTGCACCTGACGGTGAATCGTTAGCAATCATGACTGCAGTGCCATCAACCGTGTAATTGTTTGACGCTATTGCCATCAATACACCGCCGACGGATTCTCAGGGTCAATTTGTGCCACCTGCTGCAACTGGGTCGACGGCAAACCAGTGTGACCGATAGCGGGCAGGCTCAACGCCGCAAGAGTTTCAGTCGGGTCGAAACCAACCTGAATAAGTTTGCTGGCCATAGCGACCCTGTGTTCCTGCTCAACAAGTGCTGCAGCAGCCAAATCAACGTTCGCCAACGGCACACGGTAAACATCGCCACCCTCAACTGGCGGCAAATCCTCAAGCCTGTGAATATCGTTCACCGACAAGAAACCAGCCTGCGTACCCGTCGAATAGGCACTGAATCGAGTTTGAATGTCGCCACGCAAAATGCCATCCATATTGAAACGAATAAACACACCCTGTGGAAGAAGTGTGGAATACGCCGCCTCAATACGCGACAAATACGGGCGAATCGTGTACGTGGCAAACTGAATAGCGTTCTGTTCCACCGACGCATACGACATCGCACCCGGAATCGCTGTGGACAACATGTGCAACGGCACACGGAACGCACGAGCAATTTCCTCAACCTGCATTTTGCGGGACTCAAGCATTTGTGCTTCATTCGGGTCAACACCCGTTTTATTGAATTTCGCCCCACCAAACAAAACACCAGGGCGGTGAGAACGAGCCAAACCCTTATGGCCTTCCTCAAACGAATCAACAAGATCCTTCGCCTGCTCACGCGACAAAGCACCCGGAACTTCAATCACGCCAGACGTTTGCGAACCCTGACCAAAGAAACGAGACGCAAACTCATCCAACGCAGCCGTCAAACCGAAAACTTCTTTCAACTCATCGATGCGGCTTGAGCCACGCAACGCACCCGGCTTACGCAACTCGGTGATATGCAAAACCTCAGACTTCGACAGAACCCTGTCAATATCCTTCAAATAATATTCAATCTGGTAATCCTTATTGCGGCGAACCTCAACCCGCTTAGGGTCAAGCACAATCAGCGCAATAACAGTGCCCAACGGGTCACGCACAACCCGAACAAACGCATTACCATCAAGCAACAAAGAAACCATGACCT